AGACTGTCTGCCCTTATAGACAGACGTTTGAGGGCAGAATATTTTATTTCTGAGCTGATTCTCGAAGAAGAGCAGACAGCACTGAGAAAATACATTTTTGACAATTTGCCGTTTTCAGAAATTGCGGCACAGATGAACTGGTGTGAAGACTGTGCGGAAGACACAGTAAAATCTGCAATGGATGAAATCCGTGAAATGCTGAATGAACCAATTCAGCATCCGGATTCCTACATATCCAGAAAAGAAAAAATGCATCTCAATGAAGATGCTCCCAACTACACTGAAAAGCAGGAGGAAACAGCATGAAAGTAAAAACTGTACTTGAAGATGCAAGAAGAAACTGTCATCAGATTGATTCCCTGATTGCACAGGTAAATCTCTGGCATGGTTACAGCACAGCCATTCCGAATGATACAATGGTCAGTAAATTTGTTCACAGCCGGAGTCAGAGTTTATTAAAAAGCCTGAATGGGCTTCTGCACCTTCGTGTGCTGGCAGAAGATATCATTGACAGTTGTCCGAATGATGGCTGGCGTGAAATTCTGGAGCAGTATGTATTGTGCGGACTGGACTTTGATGATATTGCTGAAAACATGGACGACAGTGAGGATTTTCTTCGTGCCTGTTACGATGCCGCTGTGCGGTATCTTGAAAAGCAGTGGGTAATTGATGAAGAAGACTGTCCGTTTTATGACGACTGTGACGAGGATGACTTCGATGCCGATGAAGAGTAAGAAGCCCTGCAAGCACCCAGGCTGTCCCAACCTGACTGACGGACTCTACTGCGAACAGCACAAACCTCTGTACCCTGACCGACCGTCAGCATCCAGACGTGGCTACGGCAGCAAGTGGCAGCGTGTCAGCAAAGCATATCTTCGCAGGCATCCGTTATGTGTGAAGTGTTTAGCCAAAGGCAGATACGTTCAGGCTACTGTGGTTGACCATCGAGTCCCACATCGTGGCAATTACGAACTGATGTGGAGCGAAAACAACTGGCAGGCACTCTGCAAGTCATGCCATGACCGCAAGACAGGCAATGAGGACAGCACTCCGGAATACCGCTATTGATGGGGATTCTTTTGAACCATAACCGCCGGGGGGGATTGATTATCTCTAAAATCAAATCTCGGAAAGACCGGGGTCCAAATCTTCCAATAAAAAAAGCGTATTCAGAGAGGGTATAGCCTTATAAAATGACGTATTATCGCTGTTTTTATATTAAGTCGCAGAATAGCAATTTTTTCTGACCTCCGGTCAGAATTTTTTATACTCATTTTTTCAAAAATAGTTTGATTATTTTTGATTATTTTCAATCAGGAAGGGGGTATTCACATGGCAAAGGACGGAACAAACCGTGGCGGTGCAAGACCAGGTGCTGGCAGAAAACCAAAAGCTCTCAAAGAAAAGCTGGATGCCGGAAATCCCGGCAAGCGTCCGCTGAAAAGAATTGATATTCCTGAAAGCCTTGAAGGTGTGGATATGCCTCCGCCTGGAGAATATCTATCAGCCATGCAGCGTGACGGGAAACCGCTCGGAGCAGATGAGATTTACAATAAGGTTTATACATGGCTCACCAGACTCAGCTGTGAGAAACTTATTAATCCACAGGCAATTGAACAATATGCCATGTGTGTGGCACGGTGGGTACAGTGCGAAGAAGCAATCTCCCGTTTCGGATTTTTGGGAAAGCACAGCACGACCGGACAGCCATGTCAGTCACCTTTTGTCAACATGAGTCTGAATTACATGAAACAGTCCAATCTTCTGTGGGCTTCCATTCAGCAGATTGTCAAAGAAAACTGCTCTGTGGAAATCGACAGCAGGAGTCCGGAAAATGACATGATGGAACAACTGCTCAGAAGCAGACGGAATTAGGAGGAACTTTTATGAAAGCAAATACAGATTCTATTTTTTGGAGAGAACTCAAAGACAGCAGACCGCATCTCACCAAACAGCAATACAACACCCTCAAGGGGCAGGCAAAAAAAGGCAATGTCATGGATGCGAGAAAAGGTCTGCAAAGAATCTTACACCGCAAGAATGGGAGATAAAATGTACACTTTAAGAGAAATCATTCAGAAATTCAGATATTACAGAAAATTGAATATGCTGACCGTTCAGCAGTTCAAAGCACTCCGGAAGCAAGCCTGCTCCGGTGACATTGACGGTGCAGAACGGCAGTTCCAGAAAATGATCGGGAGGGTGAAAATTTATGAGTGAAACGAAAGATACACAATATTTTCTTGCGGATATTGATACACTCATTCCCTACGCAAGAAATGCAAGAACACATTCTGATGCTCAAATCGCACAGATTGCCGCATCCATTAAGGAGTTTGGATTTCTTTCTCCGATTATCATCGCAGAAGATAACACCATCCTTTGCGGACATGGTCGTTTTTACGGTGCGAAAAAGCTCGGACTGCAAAAAGTGCCATGCGTTATGGAAAGTCATCTGACAGAAACTCAGCGAAGAGCCTATATCATCTCAGATAATAAGCTGTCATTAAACGCAGGCTGGGACGATGAAATGCTTGCTGTGGAATTATCGGAATTACAGAATGATGATTTTGACCTCTCTCTCACAGGCTTCGATGAAAAAGAACTCGCTGACCTGTTCGCTACTAATGAAGAAGCAGAAGATGACGGGTTCGATGTAGACAAGGCACTCGAAAAAGAAGCATTCGTTCAGACAGGTGATTTGTGGCTGCTCGGCAGACACAGACTGCTCTGCGGAGATGCCACCAAGCCGGAGGATGTCCGTACTGTTCTTGACGGAAAAAAGGCGAACATCTGCATTACTGACCCGCCTTACAATTGTGCCTACAAAGGCGGTACGGGCATGACGATTCAGAATGACAGCTGGTCTGATTCTGAAAAATTCTATCAGTTCCTGCTCGATGCATTTAAAAATATCTATGCCAACCTTGCTGGCGGCGGTGCGTTTTACTGCTTTCATTCAGATGCAGAAAAATGTAACTTTTTTAATGCCACGGTCAATGCCGGATTCCATTATTCCACGACCTGCATCTGGGTAAAAGATACACTGGTGATTGGACGAATGGATTTTCAGATGCGGCATGAGCCTGTGATTTATGCTTTCAAGGATACTGCAAAACATAAATTCTATGGAGACCGCAAGCAGACTACCGTCTGGGAGTTTCCGAGACCAAAGAAATCAGAACTGCATCCGACTATGAAGACCATTCCGCTGATTGCCTATCCGATGGGATTGTCTTCACAGGAAAACGGCATTGTTCTTGATGTATTCGGAGGTTCAGGCACAACGCTCATGGCGGCAGAACGGCTCAACCGTGTCTGCTGTACTACGGAGCTTGACCCGAAATATGCATCTGCCATTGTCCGCAGATATATTGCCGCAGTGCAGAGTACAGACGATGTGTATGTTATCCGGAACGGAGAAAAACTTCCCTGCACGGATGTATATACACCTACCGAAGAGGATATGGCTTTTCAGGAAGACAGAGTCAACAGTTGATTTAGAAAATGAGAGGTAATGAAAATGGATAATATCAATCACCCAAGCTACTACGCTGATGGAAAGATAGAAGTAATTGAGTTTATCGAAGATAAAAATTTCGGTTATTGTCTGGGAAATGCTGTCAAATACATTTCACGTTCTGGAAAGAAGAGCAAGGAAACCGAAATACAGGACTTGCAGAAAGCAATCTGGTACATTAACCGCAGGATTCAGGAATTAAGCGAACAGCAGGAAACAGTTAATGATGAAATACCTGAAAATAGTAATCACAGAGCTTCGTCATCAGATGATATCAGAGAAATTCTCTGCATGGTTCATGAAATCGGCAAATCTGAAAATACTCACCCTTATTGCCAAAATTTAAAATACTTTCAAGGGTGGGAGGATGCTGTTTTTGCTTGTGAAGAAATTATTGAAGAGGTAACAGGCATGACCTATGGAGACTGCTGCATAAAGCCTTGCCGGAAAGGACGCAGTCAATGACCAAACATGAATGTGCCATTGTCATGGCATATACAGGAATTGCCATGCTCAAAGGCGATAACCTGTTTTATTTTTACGACTATTTATCGGGCATTATCGGCAGACCAATTTACACGCACGAAATTCCAAGAGTAGTCGATTATTACAAAGACAGCAAAATCAGAAATGATTTTCTTGCTTTATGCCGGAATGCAAAGGAGGACAGCAATGAAAAACTTAACACTGGGTAGCCTGTTCTCCGGTTCAGGCGGATTTGAACTTGCCGGAATGCTGGCAGGTATACAGCCTGTCTGGAATTCCGAAATTGAACCATATCCAGTTCTTGTCACGCATAACCGATTACCAAATGTACAGCATTTCGGTGATGTCAGCAAGCTGAACGGTGCGGAACTCCCTCCAGTTGATGTGGTGACATTCGGAAGTCCATGTCAGGGTCTTTCGCAGGCTGGACTAAGAAAAGGACTTGCAGACGAAAGAAGCGGCTTGTATATTCAAGCTGTCAGAATTATAAAGGAAATGCTCGAAGCTACAAATTATGAATTCCCGAAATTCTGTGTGTTTGAAAATGTACCTGGGCTTCTTACAAGCAATCATGGAGACGACTTTATTGCTTGTATGGATATGATGCAGGATTTAAATTTCATTCCAGATATCAACATGTTAGATGCACAGGATATGGGCGTTCCACAGAGAAGAAAGCGGGTGTATATCACATGGATAAACGCAGAGTATATACTGCAGAAGAGGACGAATATATCCGACAGCATTACCTTACAACTCCTCACAGAGATATCGCTGCTGAACTTGGGCGTACTGTTAAAAGCATACGCAGGAGATCTGAAAAAATCGGATGTGCAAGGAAGAAAGTGCTGCGAAGATGGACTGAGGAAGAGGATAAAATTATTCTCGCTTCAAAAGGAAGACCACTTCTTGAAGTTGCAAAAGAACTTAGAAGATATCCAAGTGACCTGCTTAAAAGGGCACACAAACTTGGATTTGTGTCGTGGCGAAGACCAGACGGCGGAATGTATACCGATAACAGAGGGTACAAAGTACGGTACTTTGAAAACGGAAGAGCAGTCTATGAGCATAGGGCAGTTGTTGAAGAACGTATTGGAAGAAAGCTTACTTCTGCTGAACGAGTCCACCATATTGACACTGACAAAGGAAACAATGACCCGGAAAATCTTTTCCTGTTTCCAAGCCCTGCTGAACACGCTGCGTGTCACCATACACTTGACACAGTCGCTGGAAAAAATGCCAATGTTCCTGAATTGTTACGAATGGGTATCATATACTTTGACCGAGATAAGGGGATATATCAATGCGCAGAAAAAGTATTATAAACGCTTTGGAGAATTGGAATGGAATGAGTTGTTACGGTTTTACGAGCAGGAATTTTCAGCACTCGAAAAGCTCTCTCAGCGAAATATTACAGGACAATGTGGACAAGAATTATTATTTATCAGAAAAAGCCTGCCTTGGCATACTCCGCAGAGCTTCCGAGAGGAACAAGGAACTGCCTGCCGTGCTGAAAAAGGCTCTCGAACAGCAGGCGGGAATATCTGCCTGTGCGACCAAGGCGGAGAACGGATAGACGTTCTGGAAGATAAAACGACTACGCTCCGTGCGGAAGCACATCATCCACCATGTATATTGGAGTCAGCAGGATTTTGTACGGAACATTCAGCCAAATCAAGAAGCATCGGCTATGAGGAAGAAAAATCTCCCACGCTCCGTGCGGGTGTTGTTCCTGCAACTATCGCACTGGAATCCCACCCAGCGGACAGCCGTATCAAAATTTCTGATGATGAAATTTGTCAGACTTTGACTTCAAGATGTGGCACGGGCGGAGGAAATGTTCCGCTTCTGATGGAAACTCCGAAAGTTTATGGCATCTGTGCCAAACACAGCAATGCGATGCTTTCCGACAATCCGCAAAGCGGATTTTATGAAGCGGAAACTTCACGGACGCTCGATACTTCCAACCAGTCACCCTGCAAAAATCAGGGCGGAATGGTTGTCATTGAGGGCAACGGCTCAAGACCGTCACACCAGGGAAACGGCTATAAAGAGAGCGAAATCATGTACACGCTCAATACCGTGGAAGTTCCTGCTGTGGCAATGGCGGATACAGCCTATGCT